TAAATATATGAAAATTAATTTACAAAGTAAATGGATAGATGCGTTTTCTTTTATAAAAATTATAACTATCTGATTATCAATGATTTTTCAATATACAAGTATACAACGATCCATACGAAGAGAAACATTAATATCGGCTAGTTTATCATCAACATAGTCCAAACTTCCGAAGTCCAAACTTGTAAGGAATGTGCCTTGAAGAATCCATTTTTCAACTACAACTCCTGTTGGGTCAAGCATTTCTAACTCAATATCTTTCTTATATCCGGAACTGTAACCCATTCTCCCTGTGACACTTTCAGCGTGTAATCTAAACCATTCCATTAGAGCCTGAGAAGCTGACGGTCCAATCGGGTCTTTAAACGTTACTTTAAGTTCTTCCCAAACGAATCTACCAGCAACATATGTTGATGTGTTCAGAAAAGGAATTTCTGTTGAGGCTATTTTAGCATTCGGCCTAGCCGCAGTTGTTACATACCATTCATTTATTCCTAAACTTGATGGAAATCTTAGAATAAATCGGTTTTTTCTCTTCGGTTCATAAGGAACCGGCATTTTCATTAGTAAATCTGCCATAATTTTCGTATATTTATATATTGATAAATATATGACTATGGAAAAAAGTAAAAAAGAATTAAAAATTTTTTTATTAGAGAATAATAAAAGTGGATATAAAACAAAAGAAAAATATATTAATACTAATTTTTCAATATTTTTTTCAAATTTAAAATCTTTTATTGTAAAAAATAAATTAGAAAGAGTTCAATTTAAAGAACAATTATTTTCATATCTACATGATATAAAAAAAATTCCACAATGTCCAATATGTAGAAAACCATTAATTTTTAAAAAATCATTTAAGGAAGGCTACGGAACATATTGTTCTGTTAATTGTGCTAACAAATCAGAAAAACATATTAATAATATTAAATGGACAAATATCAAAAAATATGGGGGAGTTTCACCTGCTAATTCTCCTGATATAAGAAAAAAAATGTCAGATACTAATTTTAAAAATTATGGAGTCTTAAATTTTTTTGAGAAAAAAGATGTTATACAAAAAAAAATAAATGAGAAATATGGAAACCCAATTATAACAAAAACTAATCATTTTAAAAAAATAATGAAAGAAAAATACGAAAAAAAATATGAAAATGAAAAAATAATAAAAAATGATAGTGATATTATATATTATTGTAAAACTTGTGGAGAATCTTCAACTCATGAATATAATTCATTTAACTATAGACAAAGAAATAATATTTCACTATGCAAAATATGCGTTCCGCCATATCAATCTATGATTGAAAAAGAGCTGGAAAATTTTTTAGTTGAAAATGAATATGATTTTAAAAGGCATGACAGAATTACAATTACTCCTAAAGAAATTGATTTTTTTATAACAGATAAAAAAATTGGAATAGAATTAAATGGATTATACTATCATAGTGAAAAATTCATACCAGATAAAAATTACCATAGAAATAAATGGATATCTTCTCAAGAAGAAGGAATTCATTTATTTCAAATATGGGAAGATGAATGGAAATTTAAAAAAGAAATTGTTCAGAATATAATAAAAAACAGAATATCTGGAACTAATAACAAAATATGGGGAAGGAAATGTGAAATAAAAATAATTGATAATAATACCTATAGATTTTTTGTCGAAAAATATCATATACAAGGATACGCCCCAGCAAAAATTAGGATAGGATTATTCTTTAAAAATGAACTGATACAAATAATGTCATTTTCGGGCAATAGAAAATCAATGGGTAGTACAAAAAAAGAAGGAGAATATGAAATGATAAGATTATGTACAAAATTAGGAATAAATGTAATTGGTGGATCTGAAAAAATACTATCTTATTTTGAAAAAACGTTTAAACCAATTAAAATTACTAGTTATTGTGATATTCGATATTTTACAGGAAAAACATATTATAAAATGGGATTTAACCTTAAAGAAATAACAAAACCAAATTATTTCTATTTAAAGTCTAACGAAGTTAAAAGGCATCAACGATTTAACTTCAGAAAAGATAAGTTAGTTAAAATGGGATTTTCGAAATTTAAGACAGAACATGAAATAATGAAAGAACTAGGATATTTAAGAATTTGGGATTGTGGTAATAAAAAATTTATTAAAACTTACGAAAACATTTGATTTCCTCATTTTTTATTCGTAAATTTTCTAATAGGTCCGATATTGACCCTTTTATTTTTTATTAAAAGTAAAAAATATTTTAATAAATTTGACTTTTTCGAAAAAATTTTGTATATTTATGGGCCCCCTCCGGTTCCAGAATAAGCGGATCCAGTAATAAAAGGCCCAAAATCCAGAATGATGTTATGATTGGCCCAATATATATAATCTCCAAAAAAATAAAAAAGCAATACTAGAATATATACTACTATAATACTGGACAAATTTTCGTCAAATAAAAAAAGGTAGTTTCCTACCTTCTTTAATTTTATAATATCATTTCAAATTTCATTGTTCCACAATCCCAAATTCTATCGAATCCTCTTTCTTGCATTATTTCCCATTCTGTTTTATCTTTAGAAAATCCTTCTTTTACTAACTTATCTTTTCTAAATGTAAACCTATGAAATCTATGAAGAAAATCTTTTGTACTTACATACCAGTAATTGGGATCAGATTGATGAATGAATTTAAATCCACATTTATAATATATTGTTTCTTCAGGAATAATACCAGACCATCTTGAATCAGCATATGTAATAATTTTAAATGGTTGATACTCTTTTATAAAATATTTTAGTAATCGTGAAAATCCACCAATAACATTTGTATCTAATTTACTCGCAAACCTAAGGAGTTCGTATTCATTATTCATTGAGGTATTTCCTAATGATTTTCTTTTCATGCCAAAGGTCATAACGCTGACTAATTCATTGTTAAAAAACAATCCTGTTCTAATTTTGTCAACTAAATCTCCTTGTAAATGATTCTTTTCTAAAAATATTTTTGATTCCGATTTAGATATTTCTTTTATTATACATTTTCGAGCGAAAATTTTATTTTCGGTTATGTTAAGGATGTTTTTAATTCTGGAAAAAACAATATTAGGGGATTTTTTAATTTCATCTTCAAAAATATGAATTAATTTTATTCCTATAACATTTAATTTTTTTGTTTTGTCGATATGATAATTTTTATCTTTTTTTCCATATATTTCAGAATGATAATAATTACCATTTATTTCAAAACCAATATTATATGACGGCAAAACATAATCAACTTCTTTTCTATTTAAAAGTTTTTTATCATTTTTTAAATAATTTATATTGTTATCATCAAAAATGGATTCCATGAAAATGTTTAAAGAATTATCTGAGGTTATTGGATAGCATTTTCTACATATTATATCATATTCTCGAAATACTTGTGTATGAGTAAATTCATTTCCACATTTTTTACATTTAATTGTTGCGTACTTGTCATCAACATAATCAATAAATATAAATCCACGATCTTCAATTCTTTTTATAACGGAATTATACCTTTGTTTTATAACTTTTTCTTTATACTCATCAGAAGAAACATAAAGTCCATCAAATAATTCTTTTTGTTTATTTATTGCTTTATCCTGATTTGATTTAATCTGTAATGGAAATTCAACTCCATAATGATCAAAATGTGTTTTTTTAGATTTATTTTGAAATTCTTCCAATTTTAAATGATGACCTCCATATCTTTCGTTTAAAGTTTCATTAAATTTATCTCTATTATTATAATTGGCGTCTCCATATTTAATAAATTTAGTTTCGTTTCTTTTTTTTATAATTTCTTTTTGTTGTTCTTCAGTTATTTTTGAAATTGAATCAAAAAATTTTTTTCTTATTTCAGGAACTTCCATATGATTTTTAGTACCATATCTTTTAATTTTAGTCTGGTCTGATTTGGTTTTAAAATCATCTGTTTGGAAATAATAAAATCCATTATTTTTTAATTTAGACGATTCGATTGATTTTTTACATCTTTCTTGGGAATTTTTTTTATTCCATATTAATCTACATTCATCAGAACAAATTTTATTTTGTTGTTTTTTTCTAATTTCAAATTCTTTCTCACAATTTAAACATTTTCTTTTTTCATACAAATCAACTTGTTTCGGTTTGCCCTTAATTCCAGCAGATACATAACAAGTTTGATTACAATATTTTTTATTTCTCTGTTTAAAGGGTATTGTAAATTCTTTTTTACAATGTTCGCAAATTTTTATTATATTCATAATTCTCTTTTTATAAATATAAGGAAAAATATTAACATAATCAACAAGAACTGTGGAAATAAAAAACTTGGAAGAAATCTCTTCCAAGTTTTTAAAATTTTTAATTAAATTAAATCAATTAAACGTTCTCAAATGACGCTCCAGTTGGGGTAATTATGAATTCTATATCTATAAATTCAAGGGAACGTGTGGGTTTAATATATATCTTCCCCCTGAGAGTATTTTGATCAATATCTTCTGGATCGTTTGAAACCACCAAACGGAAATCATATAATCCTCTTTCTTTTTTGATTGCTTCGAGGATCGGATTAACCAATCTTGTAAATTCATTTCTTACTTGTTCATCATTTTGTTCGAAAAGTAATCTAACAGCTACAGCCGATATAAGTTTTCTTGCTCTCAAGAGTAATCTTCTTACATTGATTCTATCCAATGCCGATTCTTTAACCTGAAGAGTCTTATTACCCCAAATTATAGGCCCAGTATCAGAAAATGTTGCAATTGGATTAATTCTCATCTTATAAAGATCATCTCTTTCATCAAGGGTCAACTTTTTGACCGCTTTAACAGCATTTACAATCCCTCTTGAATACCCAGCTACTGCAAACCAAGGATAGGATACATTATCAGTCAATGCAATGTTTCTAACAACTTCCCCTGTTGCAGGAATAAATAATTGTGTCGAATTATCGCTATCTCTAATTTGTATCCATGGCCAGTATATAGCTGAATAATTAGAATCCAGTCCAATTGTGTCCATTTTATCAACAATATCGTCAACTGTATCGACATTTGGAGTTGCAATAATATAGAGTGAATCTGCTCTTTCGGTCTCAACCATATCGATTGCCTGATCGGTTAAAGAAGAATGGTCATAAAAATTAAGTCCAGGTGTTGCAAAAACATTAATGTCAATAGCTTCTGGATTGGAAAATGTTTCAATACCTGCAAGATATGCATAATAATCGGAATTTCCAACATGATCATCAAATACTCCGCCACTCTCAGCCCAATTGTCTACATAAGTTGTTTTGCCATAAATGTATGGTTCGGTATTTGTTCTTGAGTTTCTATATATATCCCATCCATCAAAACCTCCACATGCGGCGAATGTAAATTTACGATATGATATATCATTAAGCATTCCTTTGTCTGTTCCTTCTAAATCATAATGAGTACAATCATACTGAAATCCCGTAATTGTGCTGCCAGTTATTGTTGCTGCATTTAATGATAAATGGAATCCAGTCGATGTTGTGTCAGAATATTGACCCTTGTATTTAAATAAATCAGCATCAAATCCCATTTGTGATGAAAGACCCAAGGATACTTTTTTAATTTTATCGGTAGATGTGTCATCTGCTACTCCATTAGTATATGTAATAACATCGCCAGCAGTATAATAATATGTTTTATATATAACATTACCTAATACTGAACTTGAAAATGTATCAGCAACAAACCCTTTAAATCCTGCAGGAACTGCGTCTATTGGATGTTCCTCATTCATCACCAACATAATGTATTTTGATTTCAATTCATATTTGGTATCAGATGTACCAATTTTCAAAGCAACGTATCCTGGTAATCCAGGGTTCATTGTACACCTTGAATATTTTTCAAGGACAAGTTGATTATCATCTGTGTCATTAAAATCACGAACCAATACATCAAATTCTCCGGTTTCGAGATTTATACCTGAAATGGTAATTTTAACCTGATAATTTGCTGAATCTCCGTCGGGAATTGTGAGAACCTGAAACAATTCATCCACTTTTCCACCACGCACTTCAGAAACAACCATTGGGGACGCGGGCGTATCCCATTCATGTAAGAAATCATCTCCGACAGATTGTGTTATTACTGTTGTACTTATTCCTCTTATTAATCCACGATCAGCAAGAGCATGAATTAAATTCGGATATGATTCATAAACATATAACGGATAATCATTATAATTTTTATCATAAACATCAGATCCTAATACTTTTGAAATATATTTGGTTGATGACATATCTAACGAGCATGTAAATGTTTTTGTTCCACCGCCAGTAGAAAGAATTGTAATCGTAAAATCGCTCAATGGATCAGATGCAAGGGTGCTTGATGACATTGTAAGGCCAGTTGCAGATAATATTAATGATGAAACTGTTTCATAATGACCCCTTGATCTCAAAGCAGCAACTACTAAATCACCGTAGTTATTAGTAGCGGCGGTATCATAATTATACAGATATACAGTAAACGTAGTACCTGCATATACAAAAAGATAAGCATATAATCCATCTACAGTTCCAGTTGTTTCATGATAAAAAACATTTGACCAAGTAGGGCCTGTAACATCACCAATTGGTCCTACAATTTCATTGCCAGTTAATCCAGTTAGAACGGCATCAGGAACTAATCCTATTGTAAACCAATCTCCTTCGGCATAAGATCTAGTAGGATCTTCTATCCAATCAGTCACGCTGTCTCCAGTTGTTGCAGTTTTTCCCGTTAAATCAGCATACCACTTTAAATTTGATATGTCTGTTGGAACAATGCTAATTTGAGAAGCTTCTGTAGGAGGAGTTGCAGAATCATAAGTAATTCCTGCTAATGTTTTAATACCGAATGTTGTTACTGGTTTATACCCTGTTAGACCAAGTACTCTTGTTACAAATAATTGGTTTGATTCCTGTAAATAGGATTTAGCAACATACGGAAGTTCATATTTAGGATTACCATTGCCATCTTTTTGTGGAGATGTGGGGCCGAAATATGTTTTGAACTCGTCAAAATTTGTTATTAATATAGGTTCGAAAGCTGGGCCTTTAAGGGTTTCGCCAACCAATCCTAATGTAGTTACACCAACACTTTGTGCAACAAATGTTAAATCTTTCTCAGATGTATATACACCTGGAGAAACGAATACTCTGTTTGAATTTCCCATTGATTTTTGATTGTTATGTTAATTATTTATTTTATTATTGTTATTTATCATAAATATCTTTGTTTTGACCAAAGATTTATGAATAAAAAATTTTAAAAATAATATTTTATCTATTTTTGATATTATTTATCTTTTAGTATGAAACCCAAGATTAAAAATATCAAGATCAGCGAGAAGCATCACGAAATACTTAAAGCCTATTGTGAAAAAAACGGGTTTAA